AAATGTCCGTCTTTGTCAATGGTCTTTCAAATTCTTTCAAAACTTGTTTACTAAACTTACCACGAATCGTGATTGAATCTTCAGTCGATTCGCAATCGAAGAATTGATTCTTTGGAATCCGTCCTTCATCCGTCACCAGTTCGGGCAATGGGTGAATTGCGCGAAGGTATTCTTCGTCAAGTTGTGACCACCACCGTTCGTGTTCCTTCAATGCATGAATCACACTGGAATGATCCCGGTTGAATAGTTCACCGATTTCACGCAAACACAACCGTGAACGACAATGAAGGATGTTCATGAGATAGTATCGTTTGTAAACGATTTCGCGTTTTCGACTTGGTTTGTCCAGTTTGAATTCCGCAATGATTTCTTTGATGTCTTCGTTCATTCTAAGTAGTTTTTTAATGCTTTCCAAAAGTCAAGCGGTTCATACAATTTTATTCCTTGTCCTGAAGAATAGTAATCGTCCATGTCAAGATTCCATTTGATCCAGCTCAAATCTTTTTCGATTTGACTTTTACAATAATTTGTTCCCATTCTTTCATTGACCTTTCGTTGAATTTGTTTTCCGGAATGTAATTTCAAATCGTTCAACAGTTCAACAATAATGTAACATCGTTTCAATTGTGGTATTTTCATATTTTTTGAATTACAAAGTGACCAAATATGTGTGTTCCCAGTTTATTAAATTCGTTCATTTTCCAGCGACAAAGCGCTTTCGTTGGGAATTCATAAGATTCGGCAAGCCGGGATTCATAAAAATAAAGTAGTTTATACATTTCTCAAAAGTTTAATTTCACAAATTTTCAAGTAAAGCTGGACGTCAAACGAACCACCTTTGTCGTTCGTGAAGCTTTGACGCGACCACCACCGAACCATTGTCGGCAAGGTCATTTGTTGTTTTGGTTTTTGTTTAGAATTTGTCTTCATTTGATTGTTGAATTTGTTGTTGTTCCCAAGCGTGCCATTTCCAGCGTTCTTCGTCCGACATGAATTCATGTGCGTCGAATTCGAATGGTTCTTCAAGAATTTGTCGTTTGACTTCGTGTTCAAGTTCTTTCCATTCTTCTTCGTTCAGGATGTAATCGATTTCGATTTCACCGATGTGTTGTGTCGTCCACACGTCTTCGAATTGAATGGTCACGTCAACGATGTCATGGTCAAGACATTTCACGTCAACGAATTTGAACGAACCTTCACCGAACTTGTCGAAATCGATTTCAAATGTGAATGAAGAATGGTTGTTGTCGAATGTTACTTTCATAAGAGATAAATTAAATAAAGTGATAAAATTGCAAAAATCGTCATTAACGCGGTGAACTTTACGAATTCACCGAATTGCTTCAGGAATTCTTGTGCTTCAGGATCAAGTTTTTTCATGGTTGTTCGATTTGTAGTTTTTCAATAAGTTCAGCAATCACACACCATTGTGCAATTGTTCGTTTTGTGTAGTCGTCTTGACGACCGAAGGTCTCGACCATTTCATTCATGAATTCACGCGCTTCACGTTCTTCACGAAGAATGATTTCAATCATTTGTTCTTTTGTCATAATTCAGTGATTTGATAAGTTGATAAATCGTTGATGTTGCTGGTCGCAATGTAAAGTTGCGCGTAAGCTTCAGCGCTTTGGATGTTTACGAATTCATCCACTTTCGTGAACAATTCGTTGCCGTCATTGTCTTGAAATTCAATTCTAAATGTTTTCATTTTGTGTTTTTTTAATTGTTTAACGTGGTGAAATTACAAAATGTTTCATAACTGAAAAACTTTTTTCACAAAACTTTTAATTTTTACACAAATTTAGAATGATTCTAAATAAGGAATATCACATAATGTTGGTGAAAATCACTTAATTAAGCACATAAGCTTAAAAAAGTCGAGAAAAAATAAGGTGATAAGCTTAAAACAAATGTGTCAATCGAGCGATTTGACCGTGTTCTTTGTGGTGAATGAATCCTTCAATCGCTTTCGGCGCGTGTTGGTAGCCATTTCGGTGATGCCATGAATCCGTTCCTGAAGGTGAACGCAAAGATTCAACCGTGACACCGATGAAATCTTTTGCAATTTTGTGATGAACGTGGTGTGTGTACACATAGCGGTGTTTCGTTTGCGACCATTCAACCGGGAATTCTTGTGCCATTAACAACGGCAAGTCTTGAAGCTTCGCGCCGTCGCCGTGTGTCGTTCCGATTAAACTTGTTCCGTAATGAAAAGCTTTGCGATGTGCAATCGAACAATCGAAAGTGATATTCGGGCAATTCCTGAACCATGACTGGATGACATCCGCAAGGAAAAAGCCATTCGTATAGTCGTGATTTGACGGATTGAATGTGAAATGTACGTCCGCAATCGTCACCAGCTTTTCAAGGATGTCAACGTAAAGCCGTTTCGCGTTTAGAAAATTTTCGTACCACATTCCGTCGGTGTCTTGTGGTGTTCCAGCGGTCGTTTGTCGTTTCGGTGTGTCGATGTGAAGGATGTCATTGCCACCAATGAACAATATCTTTTCAATCTGGAATCCACTTGACTTGTCAAGAATTCCTTGAACACCTTCGTGAACTCGTTTAACGGCGATTTGTTGGTTGTAATCTTCGCCCGTTTCAAAGGACGTCGCCAGCTTTCCGATGTGAATGTCAGCCGGATCAATGACCAACAAATGACCTTCGGTTGATTGTGTTCTTGTTATTTGTGGATAAACTGGTGAATGTTCTTCAATTGATTTGAGAATGTCCAGCTTCAGGTTTTCCAGTTTTTTCGATTCTTGATTTTCGAAGTCAGGATTCTTAAAAAACAAGCTGGTGTTCTTTGATTTCAACCAACCATGTTTGACTGTTTTCAGGTCAATATCTTGGTCGTCGCATTCATTCTTGATTGCGCGATATTGTTGAACCACCTCGTATTCATCTGTGGTCAACCTTGGTCGAAATCTTATCATAAGTATTTGAAGAATAATTGAACGCGCGCAATGAAAGAGCTATTCAATACAAATCGAAGAATGAACCCAACAACAAAAGCAATCAAGACAATCCACCAGTTGGTTCGATATTTCACAACCTGAACCGCCTTCGCTGTTTTCCATTGTGTCTTTCCTTGAATTCGAAGTGTCTTCACGCGTTCCTTATATTCGATTCGTGTCTGGAATCTGGTCTTCGGAACGTAAACATTTCGAAAATTAATGACCGTATCTTTCGTGGTAATAAACTTTTCCCAAACAATAGAATCAAATCGAACCACGGCGAATGAATCAAGCGTTGTGATTCGAATCGTGTCGGTGTCTTGAATCAATTTTGCGCCATGTTTAAGCGCTTTTTTGACGTGATATTGTGCTTTCCTTTCCGACGAACACGAAACGACGGCTAACGTGATTAAAATGGCGTAAATTATTTTCATAAGTTCTTCAGCATTTCGATTAAACGTGGACAAGGATACACATCGGATTTGTCACGACGCACCGAATTGTGTGTGTAAATTCCTTTTTCATTCTTCAGCGCAAACAAATCAATGTCCCAAATGGATTCGTTGTAGTCCATAGGGATGTCGTATGTTTCGCAAAGGTAAATCACAAGCTTTCGTGTCGATTCGATTTGTTCGTCGGTATATTTCAACCAAAACTTGTGACCTTTGAATGGTCGTTCCAGTTCAGTCACCATTGACGAAGGAACAACGCGGTTGACGTAGTTATAAAATTTTCCGTTGACTTGTTTCAACATTCCCCAGTTTGTCAATTCAATTCCGATGGATGTCTTGTTCAGGTCGCTAAATGGAATCTTGTTCGCCTTGAAGATTTCCGAACCGACACCAAGATGCCACGCCCAATGTTTCGAGCTGAAGCATTGAACGATTTCACCACGTTCACCAACCACAAAAGCGGTCGCAATCTTTGACGAATTCGAATTCCAAAACTTCGAAACGCTTCGCGCGTCACCACCACCAGCGGTGTGGTGAAGATATACTTGTGTTTTCGGATGTTCTTCAGGAATAAATTGTCCCGGTGACAATCGTTCCTGAATTAAATTCAAGTCACTTATTTGAATTCGTCCCATTCTTTGTGTTTTGCTGTTATAAAATCTTTGAACGATTTCAAGACGTCCTTCTTTGTTACCTCGAAATAAGATTCATTAATTGATTTTAATTCAACGAACACGCAAAAAAATGTGAACGCTTTGGTCAACACAAGGTCAACCGAAATAAACAAGCCAATCAAGTCCGCAAGGACATACATTTCAAGGAAAAATACCGACACAATAGCGCCAGCGTAAAGCAAAGTTTTCGACACGGTTCGTTTGAATCCAGTTGACCGCAATGGATATTTCAATTTTTTGCTTCGCCAAACACCGACCACAAGGTCGATCCAAATAAAAAAGATAGTTATTGCAACCATTCCCTTCACTGGTGCGAGAATTGATAAAAAAGAAACGCCAAGTAAAGTCAAGTTAGTTTTCATCGTTTATTTGATTGTCATGTAATTCACTAAAGATTTGATATAAATTAAAAAGAAAAATAGTCCAGCCGAACATAATCATGGAAAAGGAATCACTATACCACAAAGACAAAGCGGTCGTGAAGCTTGCAACATAGTAAGCAATCGCCAAGAATCGAATGTGGTCTTGATTAATCATTGCCGAATGAATAATTGTCCATAGGTATTTGACACCAATCTTCGTTGTCGTAAACGTTCATCGCGATGTTCATTGTCCAACCAGCCGTGACGTCGTGTGAACGGTTGATGAATGGTTGCGTCGCCATTGTTCCAGTCACGTCAAGGAAATCTTCGAAGCGCCATTGCTTCAAAATGACATGAATATCTTTGCAAATGGACAAACAATCGGAATGAATTTCGTTGATTTGTCTATATTCTTGTATGTTGTATTTGTCAGCAATCGAAATGATTGCGTTCACCTGAACACCGAAGTCGTTAATTTGTCCCGGTTGTAAGGTGACAACCATTAAAGGATAATCAATCGCGTCGCGTGACACCGCATCAAGAAAGTCGCCTTGAAAGAAGCTGTTGATTTGACGGTGTTCCGTTGCTATTATTTCGAATTCCTTCATCAACGCGTTTAGTGTTCTTTCCATTCTTCAGGTATTTGTTCAGTTTTTCAATGTCTTTTTTGCTTGGTGTAAAGCGTTTATTCATACAATCCAATTTAACGGCGAATAACCAGTATTGTCCTTTGTAACTTTTTCATGACACATGGACGGTGATCCACAACAATCAATATATTCAGGATAGTTGTCACCGTTGTCGTCCATAAGAAAACCGATTAAACGTTCTTTGTAAAATTGTGCGTCCTTCAATAGTTGGTCACGCAAAACGTAAGTATCTGGTGTGTTGTTCGCGGAAATGTTTTCGTCGTTCACACGTCCGACCGATTTGTTTGTTAGCTTTTCATTCAATAGTAACGCGCAACGGTAGTCAACGTAAGCGACCAAACAAGGCACGACGTAATCATTCATCAACGTCAGGTAAGTCGGTGTCCAAGTGTTGTTTTGAACGCGCAACAATAACGCTTTGTAAAGCGGTGTTCCAAGCGCTGGTTGAACGTGGATATCTTGACTTCGACGAATCGCAACCGCGAGAATCTTCGTGTCGGTGTTTTGGTGAATAAGACCTAATTTTTTTAGGTTTTCAACGGATAAAAGGTAGTTCATATTATTGTGCAATTACAAGTTGTTGAATCCATTCGTGACGACAATAAGGTGTCGTCGCTTTCGTTTCGTGATTCGTATACCAGCCACCACGGTAACGCCACACATCGCGGTCAACGCGAACTGAAATGTTGTCAATGTCTTGACGGGAATAACTTCGGTTTAATTCGATAAGCTTCACACAAAACGCGCGTGATTGCGTAATCGGATCTGGTACGTTAGGACGTGTTCGATAAGTGTAACGAACTTCGAACCTTGAAATCGGAATGTCAAGGTTTTCAATTACTGACTTTCCCAGCGTGTTGACTTCACCCCCCTTCGTGAGAATTTCAAGTTCACGAAGCGTCTCGATTCTTTTGGCAATGTCTTCGACTGAAGTGTTCAATGCCTTCGCGATTGATTCGCTTGATTCACCGTCGGAAAGTAGCTTCAAAACGTCCTTGTCAGCACCAGTCAACGTCGCTGAAATTTCGCCAACCTTGTCGAATAGTTGTTTACTTCGTGAAAAAACTTGTTCGCTTGGTGTGTCCCATTCAATCGGTTCGGAATGTAACACGATGAACTTGTCATTTGATTCACCGAATTGTTCGAACACCTTTATTTCGTCGTCCTTGAATTGATTGTTGTGACATGACTGAACAATCGGTGTCGGTGTCGTTATTGCTGGTGTCGGAACGTCCTTCGGCAATGGATCAACGTCACGAAGTTTAACTTGACCAATATAGCCACCAAGTTCAAGCATTAAATTCAGCATCCATTCGATTCGTCTTTGCTTTGTGTTGACGTAAGTCGCTTTGAAAATGTTGAATAAATCACCGCTTTCCGCTGAATTGAATGAACCTTCAAGACGTACACCGAACAATTGCGGTGAAGTGATTGCGTGAGCAACAAGAATGTTTTGTTGAACGCTTTTTTCAGTCGCCAAATAACGTTGGTCAAGGTTGTTGCCATTCAACGACATGACCGTCGGCGCTTCATCTTGTCCATTTGAGAATGTCAAAATGATTTCACCAGCGTCTTCGACCGATTGTGACCGACCTTTGACATTGTCCTTCAATCGATTCAATTCTTCGGTTGTTTCGGGATAACCTGAAGGAAAGTTGATAAGCGTCCCGGACTTGAATCCGTTTTGCAATTCGTACATATGAAATTTCGATATGTCCACGTCGGTTTGAATCGCGGTGATTCCGCCATAATAAGACGGCTTTGGATATACACCAAGTTCTTTTCGACCGCGAAGGTGCGGTTCTTTGTAGTAAAGAATAAATGAACCAGTTCGATTGTCCTTGTCAAAAGCTGGTAAAATTCGAAGGTTCGTTTTTTCTGGTGATTGATTCAAAGCCAACCAATCGTCCGAAATAAAATAGGTTCTTTCATCAACCGACGCGCGAATCATGTCAATCGGAATGTGTTCCCACATTACAACCTTTGTTTGTTCCTTATTCCAAGTTCCTTTGACCGCCATTCCGCCGAACAATTCTTGGTCGAACGCAAGTCGTTCAGCGATTTCATTCATGTCGAAATCCGACCATTTGTTGTCGATGAAAGGTTGAACCATTCCTGAAACGATTTCAACACCACCGCCAGCAATGTAGAAAGTTTTATTTTTCAAGATTCCTTGGTGATAAGCTGAACCGTTGTAAAGGTCAACCAAGAAAAATGGATAGTCATTCTTTTTTCCCCATTTCGTAAATCCGAGTGAACGGTCTTTTTCTTCTTCAGGTTTGATAAATTCCTTTCGAAAAGACAAAGAAGTAATTTTATTATTCATATATATTGAAATAAATCGGTGAATCGTATTCGTAACTTGGTGAATCCGCTTCAATCACGTGAGCGCGTCCCGTTTCAACCAGTCCTTGTGCGTTCAAGGGATCAAGATTCGCTGGTGAAGATTGTTGGTAAATGTTATAAATGTAGAATCCGTCGTAAATGAAATTTACATCCACGCCGTCAATCAATACGAATTCATCGTATCGTGGAATTCCTTGTGAAATGTTCGTCAAGACACACGTTTGCGTGTTGAACGATTGTTCATGAATGAATTCAAATAGATAGTTCGGATTCGCAATTGTTGTCAGTTCCGTCACCGTCACCACCAGCGGTGTTGTTCCGTTTCTTTGTATTTTTAACATTCTCTTTTTTTACAAGGTTCGGTTTTTCAAATTCATAAATGTCTAAAATTCCAAGCGACAAATACATTTCACCTTTGTCAGCTTCAATTTTGACGTATCGTTCAAGCGTTGGTGACCAACATTTGCAACCGATAAATTCTTTTTTTAATTCCATGCGACTAAATTAAACAAAAAAAAGGGACGGGACAACGCCCATCCCCTTAAAATTGTGGTAGTTAAAATTAGATTGAAGGTGATTGTTGACCTAACAATGTAGAGTAAAGCGTTGAATTCACGTCAGGAACTTCGTCGTTTTCCATTCCACGCATAACAATCACGTGACCTTTTCGGTCGCTTTTCAACACGCCTGAACTGTATTCATTCGCGTCGGCAACCTGAAGACCTTCACCAAGACCAAGCGCCACGATTGTTCCGTCAGCGTTTTCAACCAAACAAACACATTCGTTTTGTGCAAGCATATGAATTTCCGCGCGAAGTTCTTTTGAATCACTTGCAAGGATCATTGAAAGTTCGTGTTCATACCACAAAGTTCCGTTGTTTTTGTCAACGCGAACTGGTGCGGTGTAACTTGATAAATTTGACTTCAATTTGTAAAGGAATGTTTCACCAGTTACCGTCAATGAAGTTAATTCGTTTGAAGCCGAAACAACCGCGCCTGAAGTTGCACCCAAAGGAAACAACAACACCGATTTGATTCCGCCTTTCCCGTTGGTACACGTTCTATCGTTGTACCCGGTTGTCATATTACAAGACATAATTTTTTATTTTTTTAAGTTTAACAAATGGCGCACCGAAATGCGCCGTTAATTGTTTTGAATTATAGTCCTTCGTATGTTCCGACTTGGTTCAAGAAAGGTACTTGAACACCAGCGCGGAATTTAGAACGTAAATAAATCACATCGTCATCGAAAGAATACCATAAATCGTATGATTCGAAGTCACTTGAAAGGTCAGTTCCAAAGAAGAAATGTGAAGCGCGACCAGTGTAAATCTTTGTCGTTCCATTCAATCCGTTCACCTTAACAACTCTCATGTTTGTTCCCGGTAAAAGCAATTCGCTCAAAGTCGCGATTTGTGTTGGATTGTAGTTGTACAAGTTCAAGTCAACCAAGTTCTTTAATAAGAAGTTGAAATTCTCACGACCAGTAAAACAAATGAAGTCAGCACCTTCAGCGATGTTCGACGGTGTGTTCGTGAACGCTTCGTAAAAAATATCGAATGCGTTGGTTGCATCGATTGACGTAGCACCTGAAGTGTTCAAGTCAACACAACCATTCGCAACAGTTAAGAATTGATTGAATCCATTCATGAAAGCCAAGTTGCCTGAACCTGAAGCTTTGTTACCTTGCCAAATTAATTTTTCTAATTCGAACGCGTGTAACTCTAAAAGGTAGTTAATTAAGATTTGCTCAAATGGCAACGTCTTGTCTTCAGCCATTGCACCCGGACGAAGCGCAAGTTGCGTCCAGAATCCAGCCAAATCCTTTTGACAAAATCTTTTTAAGTAACCGATTGTTTCAACAGCAATCGCACGATCCGTGAAGATTGTGTCGCCTGAAGGTGACATTGAACAATCACCAGTTTGATAAACAATTGAATCGTTAAGCAATTTTAATTCTTCGCTTCCTTTGATTCCTTGTTGAATCGCAATGTATTGAAGTGTTTGTGCTTCAGTTACGGAACGATGAATAAGGTCTTCACGTTGTTCGTCAACGTATGGTTGTAGACCAGCGACATTGTAGTCGAAGTTTGATTTTACGTACTTTTTAATAGACATTTTTATAGGTTTTTATATTGTTTCAAAAATTGTTGTTTAGCAGTCAAGTTGCCAGCTCTTGAGAATTTCTCGTTTTCTTTTGTTTCGTTCGACGGCATCGCCTTGAAGCTTTCGAAGTCAGCTTTCAAAGACGCGATTTCACTTCGAAGTGACGCGTTGTCATCGGAAATACTTTTCAAGCTTTCAACAACCGCTTCGAAAGTAGTTGTTAAGTTTGAAAGTTTTCCATTGATTATTCCTTCAATCGCTTCAGCGGACATTGATTCTTCGACCACTTCAGTTTCTTCACTTGAAGTCATTTCGTTTATCTTGGTTATAACGGCGCTTGCAACGTCGTAAGCTTGTGCCATTTCAAGACCAAGTTCGGACGCGATTATTTCCGTTACCCCTTCAAGTACAGCTGGTAAAATGTCAGCGGACACCGCTTCGAATTCAGCGCTTGTTTCTTCGGTTGTTACTTCTTCATTTCCACGTTCGTCGGTAACTTCGGAAATAAATCCGTCAGCGTCCACGGTGATTGTTACACCAGTGTATTCGCCACCAAGCGCGTGTGTTCCTTCAGGTGCTGGAATTCGACCTTCGTCGGTAACGATGAAAACTTGTTGACCAGCTTCAAGCGAATCAAATTCAATTGTCGTTTCACCGTCCAATAAAGTTGCGGTTTCGAACGTTTGTTCGGTTGCCGTTTCAAACATGGATTTGATTTTTCCAAGTTCTTTCATTACTTTTTCGTATGCGTTCATGTAGTGTTTTTTATATTATGTTTTCTTGTTCGAAAATTTAGATTTCACCAAGTTCCTTCAGCTTGGATTCCGACCAGCGAAGTCCAGCTTTGCCACCCCACAACAAGAATGAAATCGTTCCACAAGCCGACGTGTCGCTTTCATTGTAGTAAGCTTCAGCGCGTGACAAATAAGAATACATTCTTTTGATTATGGCAACCGATACGGTGTCACGATTCGCCAAAGTCGTTGCGCGTAAACGACCGACACGCGTTGCACATTTGTTCCCGTGCTTTTGATTCAATTCGATTCCTCGTTTCGCGTTATTCGACACCGCTTCAGGATAGTCGTTGAACATTCGGATTCTTTCGATGTTTCGTCGCCACAATTGAACTTCTTTCAAGATTGCTTCGAATTCGGATTCCTTGGTTTTGTCCGTTTCAAGCAACATGAAAACACCTTCAATCGAGAAGCCGTTGAATTCACCATTCTTTGCTTTTTCAAACAATGCTTTGTCGGTCACCTTATAAGACACCAACCATGAACCGTCGTTCGCGTCCTTGAATCTTTCAGGTGCTGTGAATCCACGTTCGTTGTCAATCTGGTAACTCATTATCATGAACACCCCGTCAACGACCTTGTGCGGATTGTGATCCAGATTCACGTTGTTAAAATTGTTCCGACGTGCGTAATCGAACACGATGTTTCGAATGGCGTCCTTCTTAAAAACAACGTAGTATTCTTCCTTTGATTCTTCGTCGTAACGATATATTGGTGTGTCCGCTGAAATCGCAATCCCGGTGATGACTTGTTGTTCTTCGTTGAATTCATACTTGACCTTCTTTCCGAACATTTCGAAGTTCTTTTCATGCGCTGGAAATTCAACCAACGAATTGAACGACACCGTTGTTTCTGGATCATTCAAATCAATCATGATTTCGTAAACTGGTAAATCTTTTTTCATGTTACTATAATATGTAATTTTGTTCGATGACATTTGTATTCCCTTATCGACGAAGTCGCGATGACTTCGACATTCAACAATCAATCCGATTCATTCGGATGTCGTTCCCTGAAGCGCACATCGTTACCGTTGGTGACAAGGTCGCGACCATTGACAACATTCCTTGTCCACAATTGAACAACATTCGTGGTTCGGACGTAACGAACAAAATGTTGACGTATGCCCGTGAACGTGGTGGTGAATTCATCTACATGAACGACGACTTTTATATCACGCCAAAACTTCGCGCCGACATTCCGATTCACATCGGTGAATTCGAATTGAATCCACGACATCCGTCACACTACCGTGAAGCCATGTTTAACACGATTGAATTTTTAAAGTATTATGACCGACCGTTGTGGAACTTCGAAACACATTCGCCAGTGTTAATGGATTCGGACAAGTTGCTTGAAATCTTTGAACTAATCGAATGGCAACGATACAACCATTTTATCAAATCAATTTACCTGAACATGAATTCACCTGAATTGATTCGCAAAGGTGACAACGTCAAGCTTGCAAAGGACAACATTCCCAAAGCTGAAGAATTGCTTCGAACGTATGGTTGCTTTTCCACGTCCGATTCATTCCTAACAACGCGCGGTCGTTCATGGCTTAAAAACTTGTTTTGGATTCTTGAAGTTTAACTTTGTTTTGTGTTTGACTTATGTCGCTTTCAAGAACGAATACTTGTGACGAAGGAATGTTACTTGTCGTTGCACCTTGTTCACCAAGCAATCCAGCGGTTGACGTTTGTGTGTTCGAAGAAGTAAAGGACGAAGC